TATGGGTACAACATCTACCGGAAGCACCCTTGGATATTTTTACATTCAGGGGTCAACAGACAATTTTTCTACATCATTTATTAATAGCTTCAACATCGACTCCAGTGGCAACGTGGGGATTGGAACAAGTTCGCCAAGTGCCAGCGCAATTCTAGACGCGCAATCAACAACAAAAGGTGTTCGTTTCCCGAACATGACGACAACTCAGAAGAACGCCATATCGGCTCCAGCGGCGGGATTGGTCGTCTTCGATACAACGCTTGCCAAGCTATGTGTGTACAATGGGTCTGCGTGGCAGACAATAACTTCAGTTTAAGGAGGGCATTATCGTGAAGCTTGAGCTTACCATCAACGATGTCAACATCATCATGCAGGCACTTGGCAACGCGCCATATGTGCAAGTGGCTGAGTTGATTCAGAAGATTCGTGAACAGGCGCAGTCGCAGATCAATCAGCCTGCGCAAGAGGAGAACGTACAATGACTAGCATCACTTGGGTCATCGAACAGATGAACTGCTACCCCACCTATGAGAGCCAGACTGATGTTGTCTTCAACGTCCACTGGCGCGCTAACGCCACAGACGGCACCTACAATGCCACCTCCTATGGCACCGTTGGTGTTACCTACGTTGCTGGATCGCCCTACACGCCCTACGCTGACCTGACGCAGGCTCAAGTTGTTGGCTGGGTGCAGGCGGCTATTGGCGCTGAACAGGTTGCTACCATTGAAGCCGGACTTGCCACCAACATCGCCAATCAGGTGAACCCGCCTGTGGTGTCTCCTGCACTGCCTTGGGCAACGTAATGTAATGGAACCGGGGCAAATGAAGGGGGGTATTTGTCATGTCAGGTGAGGCCCAAAAGCTCAAAATATGCGTTTACGCGATCAGCAAAAACGAGGCACATTTCGTAAAACGGTTTTGTGAGTCGGCTAAAGATGCCGACCTAATCCTCATTGCCGACACGGGGTCTACAGATGGTCTTCCAGAAGAAGCTGCACGTCATGGAGCGACTGTGCATCACATTAGCATTAGCCCTTGGCGCTTTGACTTGGCGCGCAATGCTGCTTTGGCACTTGTGCCGAGAGACATGGATGTCTGCATCAGCTTGGACATTGATGAAGTTCTTCAACCGGGATGGCGCGAGGAAGTAGAACGTGTCTGGGTCAAGGGGAAAACCACCCGCCTCCGTTACATGTTTGATTGGGGCTGCGGCATTGCGTTCTACTATGAAAAAATTCACGCCAAGCACGGATACATGTGGCATCACCCCTGCCACGAATATCCTGTACCTGACGGACGAATTGAAGAAGTCTGGGCGCAAACGGACATGCTCCTCGCCGTCCACAAGCCCGACCCGACCAAAAGCCGTGGCCAGTACATGGATTTATTGGAGCTTTCTGTAAAGGAAGACCCAGATTGCCCCCGCAACGCCTTCTACTATGCCCGTGAATTGAGTTTCCATTCCCGCTGGTTGGAGGCTATTGAAGCTTGCAAGAGCTATCTGGCGCTGCCCCGGGCTACTTGGCAGAATGAGCGGTGCTATGCGTACCGTGTGATGGGGCGCTGCTACAATGAAGTTGGCCGTCTCCAAGAGGCTGAACAGGCCTTCCACGCGGCTGCTGGTGAGGCCCCCAATACCCGCGAACCTTGGTGCGAATTGGCGCTTTTGTGTTACCGGCAGGGCCGTTGGGAAGAGTGTTTTGCTTACGCAACGCGCGCACTGAAGATTGTTGACCGTGAGAAAGTCTACACTTGCGACCCGGCAGTGTGGGGCTATCAAGCGCATGACCTTGTTGCAGTTTCGGCTTGGAACCTTGGCTTGAAGGACATAGCCATTGCGCAGGGCCGGATTGCGGCTGAAATGGAGCCGGAAGACGCGCGCCTGCGGGCTAATCTTTGCTGGTATCTGGGCGAAGTTGAGAGCAAAGAGGAGGCGGCGTGATGGACACCCAGAACATCATGAACATGGTTACGGTCGCCGCTATTGGTGCTGGTGGGTGGTTTGGCCGCGAGTTGTGGGGCGCGGTGAAGGACTTGAGAAAAGACCTTCACGAAGTTGAGGTAGACTTGCCAAAGTCATATGTCAGCAAGCTAGACATGGACAAACGCATGGACCACATCGAGGGCATGTTCCAACGGATCTACGACAAGCTTGATGGAAAGGCAGACAAATGAGCTTTGGGATTGACGATGCCATTGCGGCGGCTTTGAAGGTTCTCGACAAATTTGTGCCGGACCCCGAAGCCAAGGCTAAAGCCGAGAGCGAACTTCGGTCTAGCCTTCAGGCTTGGGACAAGGCCCAGACAGATGTAAACGCTGTCGAGGCCGCAAACTCCAACGTGTTTGTTTCTGGCTGGCGCCCATTTATCGGTTGGACATGCGGCTTGGCCTTGGCTTATCAGTACGTTCTGGCCCCCCTGATTATGTGGGTTACACTCACTGTTGGAATCCATCTGGCTGCCCCGCCAAAGCTGGATGACATGCTGTGGCAGCTTGTCTTCGCCATGCTTGGCATGGGCGGCCTCCGTACCTTTGAAAAAATCAAGGGTGTGTCTCGGTGAAGGAAAACTTTGACAAGTGCTTTGCCCTCGTTATCGCCGACGAGGGCGGGTTTGTTGACCACCCAAGAGATCCGGGCGGCATGACCAATCTTGGGGTCACGCGGAGAAATTGGGAAGTCTATTTGAACCGCGACGTGACCGAGATAGAAATGCGTGGCTTGACGCCTGAGATAGTGAAACCCTTCTACAAGGCATTGTACTGGGACAAGATCAAGGGCGACCAGCTTCCGGCTGGCGTTGATTACGCCGCCTACGACCTTGCTGTAAACTCGGGGACCGGGCGTGCAGCCCGATACCTCCAAGAAATTGCGGGTGTCTTTGCGGACGGTGTCATTGGCCCAAAGTCCATTGAGGCAATCAAAGCCTGTGACCCTGATCAGATGATCGACGCACTATGCGACATGCGGCTCGCCTTCCTCAAGCGGCTGACTACGTTTGACACATTTGGAAAAGGTTGGACCCGCCGAGTAGCGGGAGTAAAGGCCAAGGCCACTAGCATGGCGTAAATTGCTTGATGGTGGTATAAAGGGCGGATCACGGGGTTAGCCATGACCACAGGCCTCACATATTCGCAGTACGTCACCCAGATCGCCACAATGGCGGTCGTCGCGGAAACTGATCCTGCGTTCATCACCATCCTGCCCCAGATGATCACCTACGCCGAAAATCGGATGTACCGTGACATCAACTTCATGTTCACCTCCACGTCCCTGCACGGCGCCAGCTTTGTCCTGACGCCGGGGAACAGGAACCTTTCCTTTGGCATCAACCTGTCTACAAACACTGACCCGGCGCAGGGTACCTTCGTTGTCAGCGACCAAATCAACCTTTTAACAGACGCCGCAGGCAACGCCGCGACGACCACAGACCCCGACGCCTGCGTCAGGACGCCCTTGCTGCCCACGACGAAGGAGTTCCTTGACGCCGTCTATGGCTCGTCGCTGGCGGCCAACCGGGGCCAGCCCCAGTATTTCGTGCCGTTCAACGAGACGCTGTTCTTCCTTGGGCCGGTGCCAGATCAGGCTTACCCAGTCGAGGTCGTGGGCACCTACCGCCCAAATAGCCTGTCCTCAACGAACCCGACAACATTTATCAGCCTTTATCTGCCAGATGTCTTCATCATGGCGTCGATGATCTACATCAGCGCCTACCAGCGCAATTTTGGCCGGGCCAATGACGACCCGCAGATGGCCATAACCTACGAGAGCCAATATCAGGCGCTGCTCAAGAGCGCCTTCGTCGAGGAGGCCAGAAAGACATTTGAGTCGTCTGGTTGGTCTTCGCAGTCGCCCGCCACCGTCGCCACGCCGTCGAGGGGGTAATTCATGCCCCATCAATCGCTCAAACTTATTCCCGGCGTCGATCAGAACAAAACCCCTGCCCTTAACGAGGCCGCGATTTCTGAGAGCCAGCTTGTTCGGTTCATTCCAGACAGGACGTTAGGTGGTTTGGTTCAAAAGTTAGGCGGGTGGACGCGGTACTTCCCAAATACCCTCGGGTCAATTGTGCGCGCCCTTTGGGCGTGGGAAACAACAGATGCTCGGTCTTTCCTTGCCGCAGGGTGCGTTGGGGTTCCCGCCGGTGGTGGTGGGTCTCTGCAAGTTATTGAGTCGGGTGGCGTCACTGACATTAGCCCAAAAGATTTGACGGTAAATGTTGCGGTAAGCGTCTCAACGATTGCCAATAGCAATGCCGTCAAAATTACAGACACGGGCAGGAACGCGACAAATTACGATGTTGTCAACATTTTGACGCCGATTAGCGTTGGTGGAATTGTGATATTTGGCCAATATCAATGTTACAATCCGTCTAATTTGGCAAATGAATATACAATTTACGCGACTGACATCCTTGGCGATCCAGCACTCGCGGCGACTACGGTTGTAAATGGCGGTGCTGTCCCGTCTTACACTACGACACTTAACTCGGGCGCTGTTGTTGTCACGCTTAATAACCACGGCTATGCGGTTGGCGATTTGTACCCCGCGCTAGTTGCTACGACAGTCGGCGGCGTGACTATATATGGCAGCTACGTCATCAGTTCCGTCCCCACGGCCAATACTTTTGTCATCATTTCCAACAACTTAGCGTCTGCTGCGACGACTGCCTCTGAAAATGCTGGTCAGGCGCGCTATCTCTACCACAATGGCGTTGGCCCCTTGCCGCTCGGCAGAGGCTATGGAATTGGTCCATATGGCGCGGGTGGGTATGGCACTGGGGTGGCGCCTACGTCTAGCATTGGAGTGCCCATCAACGCGATTGATTGGACTTTGGACAATTGGGGCTCGACCCTGATTTCCTGCCCCTTAAATGGGCCAATCTACCGCTGGGCGCCTAATACAGGGGAAGCAGTTGCGGCAGTGATAGCGGGCGCCCCATCTGTAAATGAGGGCGCATTTGTTGCAATGCCGCAGCGACAAGTTATTTCTTGGGCGACAACTTTTGACGGCATCAAAGACCCGCTCTTGATCCGTTGGAGCGATGTTGAAAATTACGACGTGTGGAATGCCACCATCACCAATCAGGCCGGATCTTACCGGCTGCCCAAGGGCTCCCGCATCATCCAGTGCATCCAAGGCCCGCAACAAGGCCTGATTTGGACGGATTTGGGATGCTGGGCCATGCAGTATGTTGGCCCCCCATACGTTTATCAGTTCAACGAAGTGGGAACTGGTTGCGGTATCATTGGCCGAAAGGCCGCCACGTCGGTCAACGGCGTTGTTTATTGGATGGGTCCAAGCCAGTTCTTCCGCCTGTCTGGCAGTGGCGTTGAGCCAATCCGCTGCCCCGTTTGGGATGTTGTTTTCCAAGATTTGGATACCGACAATCTTGATAGGATCAGGGTGGCGGCAAATTCTCGCTTTGGAGAGATTACTTGGTATTACCCCACCATCAGAAATGGCGGCGAAAATGAAGGCTATGTGAAGTACAATTTTGTTCTTGACCAGTGGGATTATGGGGCCAATTCTACGGCAAACCCTTACGTTGCGCGGTCGGCTTGGATTAATGAGTCTGTCCTTGGGCCGCCCATTGGCGCTGGCCTGAACCAAACCCTTTACCAGCACGAAACGTCAAAAGATGCTGATGGCCAGCCAATGGACTCGTATTTCCAAACTGGCTACTTCGCCTTGACGGAGGCTGATGTAAAGAGCTTTATCGACCAAGTCTGGCCTGACATGAAGTGGGGATATTATGGGGGCACGCAGGGCGCCAACGTCCTTTTGACGTTCTACGCCACCGATTACCCCGGGCAGATACCAATCGCCTATGGACCCTACACGTTGACGCAGGCAACTACATATGTCACGCCACGTTTCAGGGGCAGGCTTATCTCCATCAAGATTGAAAGCAACGACATCGGCTCTTGGTGGAGGCTTGGGAACTTCCGGTATCGCATCCAGCCCGACGGGAAATTCTGATGAGCGCCAGCCTAGCCGACATTCTTACTACGCAGAAGAATGGCGTCATTGCCATCAACAATCTTGCGCAGGCAACTTTTCGGGGCCTTGGAAGGCAGACATCGCTCACGATTACAACCCCCACGCTTATCTGCAACGGGGCAGGGTATCTTGTGAACTTTTCAGTTGTTGTGGCTGGGTCAACTGCGGGAACTATCAGCAATACAAATGCCGTCGCCACGGTTGCAGCCCCCAATGCCCTTTGCGTAATTCCGGCGGCTGTTGGGATAACGAAAGTTGGTCAGGTTTTCTCCAGCGGACTTGTGGTTACGCCGGGAACCGGGCAGTCAGTCAACGTCACCTATTCTCCGGGGTAAAACATGCCGCTCAAAAAAGGTTCCTCGCAGAAGACGGTCAGCTCCAACATCAGCGAGTTGGTCAGTTCTGGCCGCCCGCAGAAGCAGGCTGTCGCTATAGCCCTGAACACTGCCCGCCACGCCAAGGCGGAGGGAGGCCTCATGCAGCCCAAACAGACCGCGCAGGCCAGCACGACGCACCTTGGCCCCATCCACAGCCCCGTGGCTGGCCGCACTGACCACTTACCCATGCACGTCCCCTCGGGGTCTTACGTCATCCCCGCCGACATCGTGTCCTCGCTGGGCGAGGGCAATACGATGGCCGGATACAGGGCCGTCAAGATGATGTTCAGGGACGCTCAGGAGGGCGCTTTTGCGGCGGGTGGGGGCGTTGGTGAGCCAGTTCCTATTGTTGCCGCCGGTGGAGAATATGTTCTTTCCCCCGACGAAGTGATATGGGCTGGGAAGGGCGACCTTGACGCCGGGCACCGCGCCCTCGACAACTGGATCAAGGCCACGCGCAAGGACTTGATCAAGACGCTACAGAAATTGCCGGGTCCAAAAACTGACTGAGGGGGATCTCAATGTCGGATGAATTGAAAGTATGGGTTGGTGGTAAGGATGACGTTGACGCCATCATGGAATTGGCGCTTGCGGCTTGTGACGAGAATGGCTTTGTAAAGCCAAACCCGTTGCGCCTTTTGGAAGAGATTTGGCCCGCCCTTATTCGCGAAAATGGCATCATTGGCATCATTGGTGTCCCCGGGCAGAAGCCGCAGGGGGCAATCCTTTTGCGAATTTGCAAGACGTGGTACAGTGACGAAGAGATTTTGGAAGAGCGCGCCGTCTTTATCCACCCCGACTTTCGAGCGGCGAAAGGCGGGCGCGCTCGCAAACTGTGCGACTTTAGCAAGAAAGTCTCAGATGATCTGGGAATACCGCTCACCATCGGCGTCCTGTCCAATCAGCGGACAGAGGGCAAAATCCGAATGTATGAGCGCATCTTTGGGCCGCCCTCTGGGGCGTATTTCCTTTATGGAACCCGCACCGGCGCTTGGAAGCAGGCAGCCGAGTAACACTTGAGGTAGGCAATGGGTGGCGGCGGAAAAGGTGGTTCCACCACAGTAAACAAGACGGAGATCCCGCCGGAAGTTTTGGCG